TCTTGCTCACGGATGCCTCGCTTCACTGAGGGGGATCTGATGCAAAGCCAGCCCTGGCCACGCGACCAGGGCTGGTGTTTTGCCGGTGGTCGCTTAGACGCGGGCGAGGTTCTGGAGAAGACCGTGGCCGCCGTCGGCTGCGTTCTTCGCTTCCAGGGTCAGCTCGGCCTCGAAGACGACCTCATCGGCCGTGCCTCGCTTGCCTTGCTCGAAGACCTCGAAGATTTGCTTGCCGCTGCCCAGCTTCATCACGGTGCACTTCTTGGTGTCGATAGCCAGCACCACGTCGCTCGGGACGAAGATGCTGGAGTCGAGAACCTTGAGCGTGCCGTGCTTGCTCACGTACTCGTTGACTCGGCCGCCGGCTGCGCTGTCGTTCGACAGGTAGCGACGCCGTCCGTCAGTCGTGGCCGCGAGGCGCTCGTACTGGAACTGCCCCATGAGGAGCGCGTCGGGCCGACCGCCTCGGGACCAGCAGCCACCGATGAGGTCGTCGAGCAGCGTCTGGTCGAGCGGAGCAGCGGCCGCGTCAATGATGACGGGGTCGCCGTTCGGAGCTGCCGCGCCGTCGAGGATCTGGTAGATGAGGCCGTCCATCTCGCGGGCCACGGTGTCGTCGCCGCGAGGGGTGAGCGAGCGCCGGCTGACCAGCACGGCCCGCGCAAGGTCGCGCAGCTTGTCGCGCTGGAGCGTGGTGAGTTGCTCGGTGACCTCGTTGAGAATCTCGCCCTTGTTCTTCACCTTCTTCCGCGAGCTGCTGACGCAGATTTCTCCACGGAAGAGCTGGGTGAGGTTGTCGCGCTGCTGGCGGATGTTCGCCTCGGGGTTTCCGCCCTGGTCCTTCTCGACCTGTGGCCAGCTCACTCGGGTCAGCAGCTCGCCGTCGGCGATGTCCACTGCCGTCGTGCCGTTGTGGCCACGGGTCATGGTGACCGTGTTGGCCGCCGTCGCGGTGACCAGCATGAGCTCACGCGAGCCGTCGGCCTGCCAGACCTGACCGATGCGGAAGTTCGCGCCCTGGCCAGCGACCAGGGTGACGACTGCCGTGGCGGCCAGGACGAGCCCACTCGTGATGGCAGTGTTGGCGTTTAGCCGCTTCTCCATCCAGTTGTGGTCAACGTCGAACGTGTTGCCCATACGGCCGGGGAAGCCAATGGCCATCAAGAATTGTGACTCGTCTTGTACCTGGAACGCGACGCCAGGGGCGATCATCTCCATGATCTCCTGCACGTCCTGATAGGTAACCTTCTGTCCAACGGCCATGGGTTTCTCCTCTTGGCTTGTCTAGCTGCGTGGCCGAACCGGCCGGTGGTTGTTTCTGTTAGGTGTTCTTCTGCACTACGCCGAGGCGCGTGCCCTCTTGAGCTGCATGCCGACGATTGCCCGGCGCGACAGGTCGCGGTCGGTGGCGGTGTTGTCGGCCATCATTTTGTCGATCCCGGCGAGCTCGGTCTGGAGCGCCTTGACGTTCGCAGGTGCGCTGCCGTTCGCCTCTTCTTGCAGGCGGATCTCCTGGCCGCGCGGGGCTGGCTTGCTGCCGGCCTCCTCTTGGACGTTCGCGACGCCGTCGCCGCTGTTGGCCACGATCTCCTCGACGGCCTTGACCATCCAGGGCTTGTCTTCCGCGATCTTCAGAAGCGACTCGGTGAGGCCGGTGACCTCGCTGAAGTCGTCGGACACCTCGACGCCGCTGAGGTCCGCGAGGGTCAGCGCCGACTCCATGCAGTGGAAGGTGCGGCCGTCGTCGAACTTGAACGTGTCGAGCACGCGGCTGATAGCCATCTCTCGCAGGCGTGCGTTCGCCTGCTCCAGCTTGACGGCGGTGGGGTCTTTGGGCTCGACGGCGTTGGCCTCGACCAGGCGGCCGAGCTCTTCCTTGAGCAGCTTGGGGTTCTTCGCGTGCGACTCCAGCAGGCCCTTCACGGCCTCGGTCATCTGCTCGCGCTGTTGCTCCTCGGGGCTCGCCTCGGCCAGTCCCATCTCGCGGAACATTGCGACGACGCGGGTGACCAGCGCCTTGCGCTCGTCGGGGCTCGCGCCCTCGATCATCTTGCGGAGTCCGGTCAGGGCGTCGCCGCCACCACCAGCTTCCTCTTCGCCTTCGGCTTCCTTCATGGCGGCCGATACGGCCGGGCCGATGCTTTTGGCGATGGCGTCGTTCACGAGCTGGGCGATTTCTTCGGGCTTCATGTTGTGCTCCTCTGCGGCTTCCGCCACCAGTCTGTCGAAACCACCACCTGCGGCGGCCTTCTTGACGATGTCCACTGATTCGGGCCTGACGATCTTGGTGACGCCAGCGCCCTCTTTGAGTCCTGCCGCATCGATGCTCAGCCCGAAGGCCGGCTGCTTTACGCCGGCTCCGATCAGGCTCTGGTCGAATGCGTTCTTGAGTTTGGTCCTGGTCGTATCGTCGAAGACTGCGACCAGGGCGCGGATCGCCTGGCAGTCTTCATCCCACCAGCTCTCCTTGATCTGCGCGACCATGTTGCCGACGTTGCCCTTGCCGCTCTTCGCGTCTTCGGGCAGATGGCTTTCCTTCTCGTCGTCGCCTGGGGCCTTGCCGAACTTGAAGCTGTAGATGGGCACGCCCTCGAAGAGGGGCGCCGCTTCCTTCAGCGTCGCGGGCAGGTAGTCGAGGCCGTTGAGGCTGACGCCGGCCTTGATGATTGTGACCTCGACCAGCTTGCCGGTCTTCTCGTCTCCGCTGTTCTCGCGGAAGCCGTCGAAGACGCCGGGGATTTGAGAGAGCTTGATGCGCTCGCCGGCACTAAACGCCGAGCCGGGGACTTGGTTGCCCTCACCCCCAGCTCGGAGTGAAGCGATTTCATTAGTTCGTTTTCGCGTCGTGGTACTAACCATCAGCTCTCGGAGCTCCCGCCCTCTGACCGAACGCTACTCGACAGGACCGACGCCTGCAAGCATCTCCCCTCACTTTGCCCTCACCGCTTCCTCACCGGCCGGCCGCAGTGACCAGGCCATCACGGCGCTCGTCTTCAGCCGCTCGGCCTCCCAGCCGTTCGCCTTGAAGAACTCCTGCCACCGTGCAGCGTCCCATCCGGACTGGAAGCTTGAGCTTGTCTGCACGTCTTCCTTCTGCTTTTGCCAGCAGCTCACGAGACAGCGGCCGCCGTCCTTCAGCAGGCCGCGCAGCGCCGAGAGCACCTGGCTGCGCAGGCTCTCGATGGGTGTGACGTTCAGCACGTAGTTGCACATCACGGTGTCGTATCGTTTGAGCAGCGGGGCAGGGTCGGGCGCATAGTGAGGATCCCACCGCGCGAAGTCGTGCACGTCTTGGCCGCCACCGTAGTCGAGCACCTCGCCTTCGAGCAGCCCGTGCTCCTGGTAAAACCTCAGCGGGACGCTCGGCCCCTTCCTGGCGATGGCGGTGCGGTGACCCATGGCCTTCGCGACCAGCTCGCGGTCGGCGTCGGTGAGCACCTCGACGGCCTCGCGCAGTCGAGGCACGACGGTCTCGCGCCAGAAGGATCGCTTGCCGATCCGGCTGCGGTCAACGTCTTCGAGGGCCTCCCACTTCGCCGACCTCGCCTTGCTCTCCTCGACGCTAAAGCCCTCGTAGGTCTCCTCGACGAACTGCCATTTATGGTGGTAGATCATCGGATCATCGCCGGCCTTCATCTCGCGGAGCTCGCCGCCTGGCTTGACCAGGATGGAGTCGCCCACCACCGGCTCGTCGGCCGTGTCGAAGTCGGGGCTGTTGATGAACGTCGCCGCGCCCGTGTCTTCGTGCAGCTTCACCACGTTCCACTCGAAGCCCTCGGGCATGATCGGATTGAGCGCCTGGGTGTCGGCCTCGGTGAGTGCGCTGAAGTGCACGTATAGCTTCGCGCCCATGCGCTTCCCGATCCCTCGGCCGCGCAGCCGCTCGGCGACCTCGACCACCGGGCCGTCGTCGTCTTCCTTGAGCAGCGCCGACTCGGTGAGCTCCACCAGGTAGAGCTCGCGAGACTCGCCGAGCTCGCGCAGCCTGGCCGAGTCGAGGCCGTGGAGTACGTGAGGCGGCAGGCTCATCAGGTTCCGGTATGGGCCGGCCGCCTCGCCCAGCCTCACCGAGCGGAAGCCGTCGCCAGAGGCGTAGCGGAACTCCTTGCCGGCGTAGTCGTCTGGCTTCTCGACCACGAGGGCCGCAGGCATGCCGGCCTCGGCGAGCTGGATGCCGTAGCCGATCCCGGCCAGCTTCAGGACTGGCAGCGCGTCTTCCTTCATGCTTGCCCTCTTCGAGCTCCTGCCGAGCACAGCCCGCACGTTCTTCGCGTGCTCGCGCTGCGCCTCGACGATGCGCTGCTCCTCTTCCATCTTGCTGAGGTTCACAGCCGTCGCCTGCTTAGCCAGGCGCTTCCGCTCGCCTTCGCCCTTGCCGCCGCCCTGGTCGAGCGGCTTGCCGTTCGCGCCCAGTGCAACGCCGCCCGTGCCGAGCTCGACCAGGCGGTGCTTGCCTTTTCTGAATCTGACCGCGAGCGGCACGGAGGAACTAAGCGACCGGGGGGAAGCCGGCGGCCGTCTGCCAGGCGCTCATGGTCTGCGGGTGCACGAGCTGCTGGACGGTGAAGGGGGTGCCGTCGCTTCCGTCGCCAAGGACGGGTGTGATCTCAAGGGTGAGGCCGATGGGGCCTGGGTCGGTTGCGCCAAGGGTCGGCGTCGCCTTGATCCTGAAGAGCTCCACGATGGCGGCGCCACCAGATGGGTCGGCGTCGCCGCTGATGGCCAGCTCGTAGAAGCTGCCGGCGCCGGCCGCGATTGCCACCAGGGCGTTCGGATCCTCACGCGCCTCGCCGCTCGTAGCGATGCCGGTGCTGTTGGTGGCTGGGTTCTTATCGCGTGCGTAGGTGATCGTTCCCATGGGTGCCCTCCTGGGGTTTGTCCCCTGGGAGCATACACGACGGGCCGACCATCTACCTCACTTCGCCGAGCTCGGTGCCTCTTGGTGAGGGCAGCTCTCGCAGGTCGAGTGCCCGGCCTGGGGCTTGAACGTGCACGAGGTGAGGAGCTTGCCGCAGGTGAAGACCTTCACCCGAATCTTCCGGCCGCGTCAGCCTGGGCGGGTGCACTCGACTCTCGCGATGACAGGGCCACGGTGCACGCAGCCGTAGGCTCGGGCCGCGCGGACTACTCCCACGTCACGCCCTCGGCTTCGAGCTGCGCCGCGATAGACCACGCGACGGCCAGCAGGCTAACGCCCTTCAGCCCGGCCTCGAATGTCTTCATGCCCTTCGCGTGCTGCAGGTTGTGGCAGGGCCGACAGAGCGGGACGATGTTGCCCTTGTCTCGGCCGCCAGCTCCTCGGCTTCGGACGTGCGCCGGGTCGCTCGGTCCAGGCCGGCCGCAGGCGCAGCAGTCCATCGTCCTGCACCTCGCCGCTTGGTGGCTGAACTGCTCGGCCCTTCGCCTCGCTCGCCGCTCGCGGTTCACGGGGTTCAGCCGCGTCTTCCTCTTGAGCTGTCCGGTTCTCTTCAGGCCGCCGGTTCTCTTGAGCTCGGTGCGCTTCACGCGAAGAGCTCCTGCTGCTCGGCGAGCAGGCCGGCCTCGCGCCACTCGTGCTCGATCTCTTCGAGCTCGCGGCCGTTCGCCAGGGCCGCGAGGATCAGGCCGTGGCATGGACCAGCGCAGCCGCACGCGAGCTGCTTGCCGGCGAGCTCGGTGCGCACGCGCTCGACCAGCTCGGGCGAGCTGCGCAGGCGCTCGAAGTAGAGGCGGGCCGCCTCGGTCGGCGGGTGCCCTTCGAGGCTGAACGGGTTGCCCCACCTCGCGCCGCTGAGTCGGCGGCCGAAGGCGTCGGCGCCGCTGCCGACGTAGACCGAGGCCAGCGTGCTCGCCTTGACGCTCACCACTGTCGCCCTCATCGGGTGCCCTCGCTTCGGCTCACGCTCTCCTCGCCGACGCGCTGCCGTGCGAGGAAGTCAGAGCGGCGCTTGCGCATCTCGGTGCGCACCTCGTCTTCGATCTCGGGCGGCACGGGGATGTACCACTCGGGGCTGTTGTGCCCCAGGCCGAGGCCGCGCCATGAGCTCGTATTCTGCCGGCCGGTGTTCAGCTTCGCGAACTGGTCATCGAGCTGCTTGGCTGTGAAGAGCCGGAAGACCACGCGGGCCGTCCTGCTGTCGGGGGTCATCTTGCTGACCGCGTCAGGCCCAGCTCCGACGAAGACCAGGGCCTGCTTCTTCAGGTTGCTCTTCGACTTCTTCGAGCGGGCGGCCATGCGCGATGCAGAGTTTGCCAGGATCTCTCGGGCCACGCCCTTCGGGTGCTCCAGCAGCGAGAGGTTAAACAGGTTGCGGTTGATGTCGAACGTCTGCACGGCGTCGCCAGTCGCCGCCCTGGTCTGCCGGCCGTTGACGTTTCGCATCAGCGTCTCTTGCATATTCGTCCAGCTCTTCACGTTGAGCTTCGTGATGTCCAGCTTGTTATCTTCGAGCTGCCGCAGCGTCGCGTCGATCTCCTCCTGCAGACTCGGCTCCAGCTCGCCGAGGCGCTCTAGAAACATGCGCGAGTTTCGAGCGAGCCGCTGGCTGTGCCGGAAGAACTGGCCGGCCTCGGCCTTGGTCAAGCCGTCAGTCACCAGGCGCTTCACGTCGCTCTTGCTCAGCCACTTCAGCTCGAACTTGCTGAAGCGTTCCTTTATCCGCTCGCTGGATCCCAGGGCGGCCTTCGCGTTCTTCGAGGTCGGGATGAGGATCCGGGTGCGCCCGACCTTCGCCGTCTGCATCTTCGCGAGCGCGGCCGCGCCGGCCTCGCGAACTGCGGCCGCGAGCTGCAGGCGGATCGGCGCCACCTCGTCGCGCGAGGTGGCCATGCTTCCCTCGAAGTCGGCCAGCAGATTGTCGGCCGCCTCCAGGTACTCGTCGGCCTTGATCTGGCCGGGCTTGCGTTTCTTCTTCGCCATGCCGCCAGTCTACCCTTCGCCGCCGTCGGCTTCCCGCTTTGCTTTCCGAGCAGCTCGACGCGCCGCCCGCTTCCTCGTGTCTTCCTTCCGCAGCTTCGCCCTCTGGATCTCGCGCCAGCTCCGATGGCGCAGCGGGCCGCTCACTTCGAGCTCCTTCTGGTCGCGAGCACCTCGGGGTCGGGGTCGTAGTTTGGATCCCAGCTCGCGCTCACCACGCGGCCGTCGTTCAGCTCGCGCAGCTCGCCGAGGCTGTGGTGCTCTGCGAGCTCGACCAGCTCGGCCCAGGTGTAGGGCTGGCCTGTCGGGTCGAGGCTGCTGGCCGCCGTGTAGAAGATGGGCAGCGCCGCCAGCGCCGCCTTCGCTGCGGACAGCTCGCGCTCCAGGCGCTTCACGTCGGCCGAGGCTTCGCGGACCTCGCGCATATTCTCGCGCCACTCCCGCACCGATCCCTTCCTGGGGTCGGGCCTCGGGTCGGCCGGCGTCGGCTCGGCGTCGCACGGGCAGACGTCGTAGCTCTCGCGGTGCACCTCGCACCATCCTCCGTGGCACAGGTGGCAGCAGTGGTACGCGGCCTTCTCCGAGCTCGTCTGGTCTGGGTCGTTCGGGCAGGGCATGGCCTTATCCCCTCACGTCGAAGTCAATGGCCTCGGCGGGGTAGCCGTCGTCGGTGCGGAAGACCTTGACGTAGACCGAGCACGCGCCAGCGAGGCCGGTGCCGCTGCCCTTGTGGCAGGCCGCTGCGGGCGCTTGCTCCTCTCGCGTCTCCAGGCCCAGCTTGCCCATCTTCGACCGCTTGGTGCCCTTGCTGTGCGGCACGTAGCCGACCGTCTTGCCCTCGGCGTCGAGCACGAACCAGGTGAGCTTGGTGCCGTAGCCGGCGAAGCGGTCGGCCTGCTCGATCAGCTTGGCGCGGACGCGCTCGCCGGTCGCGGCAACGAAGAGGCCGAGGAAGGTGGAGGTGCCGCCGGCCTCGGCGATCTCGGCGCGGGTGCGCTCAAGCTGCGCGTTGAGGCCCGAGCCCCACTGGCTGAGGGCGCCGCCCGTGTCGCTCCGCTCGAAGCTGTCGCGGGCGGCCTGGTCGTGCTCGGCCGCGATACGTCGGTGCGCCTCGGCCTTCTCCGCGAGCTCGGCGGCCTCGATCTCCTCGGCCGCGTCGGCGCATGCGTCGTGGTCGTGCTCGCCCTCGGCGTCGGCGGGGTACGCGCAGGGCGCCGTCGCCGTGAGCTCGGGGCTGGTCAGCTCGCCGCGCTCCAGGGCGCGGGCAGCGTACTCGGCCTCGTCGGCGTCGAGGTTGCTGAAGTCGTGGGCGGTGCGGTTCTGGTCGGTCATGGTCTTCTCCGGGGTGGTGGTGGGTGGTGGTGGGTTAGTACTTGGCGACGCCCTTGGCGTCCATGGCGCGGTCGATCTTCAGCCAGCCGTGCTCGGCGACGAGCTCGCGGGCGGTGATCTCCCAGGCGGCGTCGGTGACCTTGCCGGCGGCGACGCGCGACGCGCGGGCACGCTCGACGACGCGCGTGGTCTGCTCGGCTTGGTGCTTCGCGTTGTCAATCGCGAACTGCGCCCAGGCCGCGCTCGCCTCGGCGTCGCTCGTGAAGTACGGCGCAATGTAGTCGGCCACGTAGGAGTCGGCGAGCATTGCCCAGCGAATCTTCCGCTCGAAGCCAGGCTGCATCATGTAGCCGAGAGTGACCAGGCCGCGACGCGCGAGGGCGTTGGCGGTGCTCTTGGTCAGGCCCTTCGAGCCGACGCCGTGGCCGGTGCCTTCGTAGATCGAAGCCAGGGCGGCCTGCATGGTCTTGGTCAGTTTCGTGTTCTTTGCTGTGCTCTTCATACCCAGAGTCTACAGCAGGATGCGGCCGCTTCCAGAACTAAATCCTGCACTAAGTTTCCAGCAGGCAGGAAGTTCCTAAGTCCTTACCGTGGAGGGTCTCCCGCCAGGGCGCTGCCGTCCTGGGCGGCCGCCTGCTCCAGGCGCAGGCGGGCGCTCGCGCTGGTGATCCGCTCGTGAACGGCGACGGCGACGGCCTCGACCGTCATGCCCGAGCTCGCGGCCGTGGCCACCGTGTAGGGGTGGAGCCGCAGCGCCTCGGCGATCTCGTCGGGCTTCATGCCGTAGGCCGAGCGCAGGTAGTAGCTCACGCCGTCAACGTGCGCGAGCTGCTCGTGCGGCCGAGCTCCTCGGGCTGCGTTCGCTTCGTGCTCGGCTCGCTTCTCGGCCGGCGCACACGAGGCGCACCAGTGGCCGCTGCCCTCGGCGCCGAGCAGGTGCAGGTTGACCGTCGCGAGCTGGCCGCACACCTGGCAGCGCAGGCCGGTCACGTTCGCCTCGGCGTTCGGGAAGGCCATGCGCAGCCAGCGGAGCAGACTGCCGGCGTCATGGTAGCCGAGCTCCAGGCGGCCGATCCTCTTGCCGTCTTCGCCCAGGGCCAGGCGCAGCACGCCGTCGTGCAGCTCCAGCTCCAGCGTCGGCTCGGGGCCGTCGTATCCTTCGGCAGTTACAAACAGAGCTCGCATGGGTTCCTCGCTTCGAGGGCCATGATGCCGGCGAGCTCCGACAAGGAAAGCGAAAAGCCCAGGCGGTTAAGCCTGGGCTTCTCTAGCTCTTCGTGCGGTTGGGTTCCCGTGAGCTTCGGGAACTTACACTAGGCCGCACACCCTCGCCTTCTCTGACCAGCTCGAAGCGGGCGCTTGACTGAAGACTGCGGCGGCCGAGGCCGTGCACGTCTTGCTGGTCGCCAATAGCTCGGGGAGTCTACCTGCGGTTGCGTCGCCGCGCCAGCTTCTTCCGTCGCCGGTCGGCTCGCCGCTTCGAGGTCGCGGTGCGTTGCGCGTCGGTCTTCGGTGGCGCAGCTCGTCGAGCTCGGGCGAGGCCGCTGCCTGCGGCCAGGATCTTCTCGAAGTGCTGCACGAGGTCGGTGCCGTCGAGGGGTGTCTGCTCCTCCACGTTCACGCCTGGATCTTGCCGCGAGCGAAGGCCGCGAGGAAGTCAACGGCGGGGCCGTCCCTTCCTTCGCGCAGCTCGGCGAGCTCGGCATCCACCCAGTCGGTCGCGCCCTCGGTCAGCGCGGCCGGCGAGGTCAGCGACTCGGTGAGGTCTTCGCCCTCGACCTCTTCGGCGCCGGCCGTCTCCTCGGGCAGCGTGTTGTTCCGTTGCAGCTCCAGGTTCTTCTTCCACTGCAGGATGGCGTCTTCGATTGTGGGGAAGCGGTCGGGGTCTTGCTCCATCATAATCTCGGGCTGCGTTCGCATGCCGTTCCCGATGTCGTGCGACTCGCCCTTGATGCGGCTGTCCGTGTCGAGCGGGAAGGTGGGCTCTTGATAGTCCACCTGGTAGGCCGGCCGCTGTGACGCTCGGTCGTACTCGAAGCCGTTGTCATGCTCGGCGCGAACGCTCAGCGCGTTGTCGGCCAGGTCCAAGTCGTAAGGGGTGAAGAGCCGCGCACGCTCCTCGAAGTCTTCAAGGAGCGGCCGCATGCTCTGCTGGATGCTCGTGCCGCTCAAGCTGCGCTGGTTGATCGGTGCGCCCGTCGCGGCCGGCGGCACGCCGTTCACCTTAAACTGCATATCGATGTCGGCGTTGACCTCGGCGCGGAGCTCGCCCAGCTTCGAGGGCGGTGCCACGAACTCGACGCCGTGAGGCTGGCCGTTCTCGATGTCTTTGAATTCAATCGGCCGGCGTGGTCCCAGCATGAGCTCGTCGGCGCCGTCGTAGTTGGTGACCACGGGCACGGCGAAACCTTGGTACTGATACACCTCGTTTAGGTCGGTCAGCTTCGCGTTCACCACGGCGTTCGCGTCACACAGTCCACGGCCTCGGCCCTCGACGAAGAAGCTGCCGGTGGGCGCCTTGCTGTCGCGGAAGAACGTGTGCGGGATCCTGCCCATGCTGTGCGGGCCGCTGCTCGGGTCTACGCTTCCGTCCGCGTCGAGCTGCAGGAAACTCTTCTCTGTCCAGATGATGATCTGGCCTTCTCCCTCGAAGGGGCTGTGCCGTTCAATGACTGCCTTGGGCTTCCAGGGCTTCGCGGGGTTCGGAATGATTCGGAGCTGGTGGCTGTGGAACACGACCAGCTTGATACTGCCTGGCGTCTCGTCGTCGTAGAAGGGCCGCACCGATGTCGTGCCTTCGAGGCGCGTGTATCGGTCGGCTTCGAGCAGCTCCATATCGTAATCGTCAGACCAGATGCCGGGCACGCCCAGCTCTTTGTCGCCGACCAGCGCGGTCTTAATCTCGTCGGCCGTCGTCTCGGCCAGCTTGCGAGCTGGCCGAGCTGCGTAGAGTCTGCTGAGGGCGTTGACGATGACGCGGGTGATGTTCACCGCCGTCTTGCGCGGCCGGTTCGCGAATGCCTCGGGCGTCTCGCCTGGGTGCCTGTCGAGGAAGCGGATCTGCTTGCCTTGGTACATGAGCAGACAGAACGCAGAGTGCTCCTCGCGCACTGAGTCGGGCACACCTTGGAAGGCCATGCGCCTCGGCTCCAGCGCCAGCTCCTGGTCGTTCAGCTTCTGCGCGTCGCGGAACAGGTCGCCGTAGTTTCCGCTGAGGCTGCTGCGGAAATGGTTCAGCGTGAAGTTGTCGAAGTCATAGCTGCCGCCGAGCTGGGCGGCCGACCTCGTCGCACGGTGCGCGGAGCGCAGCAGCAGCTTCGCCTCGACCTTGTCGCCGCCGGCCACCTCAAGGAGGCGGGCGTGGAAGTCGTTATCTATTTCCAGAACCAGAGCCATCGCGCCTCACCTCAAAGCCGCGCACACGAAGAGGCCGGGGGATAGCGGTGCCCCTTCGTGTGTCACGACAATCTCAGAATTTCTTAGCGACCTTGGAGCGCGACGCGGTAGACGTCGGCGCTAAGATCGATGGCGCCCTGCTCGACGTCGGCCGCCGTGTAGAACTTGAGCGTGGCCGTGGCCTCGTCCCACTTCGCGTAGCCGTTCGCCGGGTCGAGTGCTTTGCCCTCGGCCAGGTCGATCCTCGCGCCGACGCGCAGGCGCGTGAGGTCGCGGCCGAGCAGTTCGCCGCCGATGGTGTAGCTGCTCGGGCCTTGGATGTCTAGCACCTTCAGCTCGCCGTCGCCGACGTCTTGAGAGCTGACCGTGGTGATGGTTCCGTCGAGTGCCATGGGTTCCTCCTGGCTTGGGTTGTCTCGGCAGCATACACGAGGCGGGCGTCAGTTAAAACGAATCCGCCCGTGAGGCATGCCAGGGCGGCCGTCGCCCGAGCTCGTGCAGACTGGGCACCCTGCGCAGCCCTCGGCCTGGATCAGCTCCAGCTCCTCGTCGCCAGGCTCGGCCTCGGCCTCGGGCTCCAGGCTGAGGAGCTCGCGGCCGCGCTTCATGTAGCGGTCGAGCTCGGCCGCGTCGAGGTGGGCGAGGGCCAGGTGGGCGATCCTCCCGACGACCTCGCCGAGCGGACTGCCGGCGAGGATCTGAAGGATGGGGATGTTCTTTATCCCGAGAACCACGAGCTGGGCCGGGAGCCCCCAGGCGCCGCCCTCGGTCATATGCGTCACGAGGTAGACCGAGAAGCTGCCGGTGTAGCTGCCGGCCTCGGTCGGGTCGGCGGCCGGCGTCCACTCGCGCAGCACCAGGAAGTTCCCGGTGGCGTAGCGTCGGTCGGCCACTCGTATCTCGTAGGTCTTCGCGCCGCTCTTCGCTGCGGCGAAGGGGCCGGGCCAGGTCTTGAGCTCGTGGATGTTGCTGGTCATGGTTCTCTCCTCGCGCCAGTCTACTCGCCGCGTCGGTCAGGCGGATCCCATGACGACGCCGCCCTGCTGCCGGCCGGCCTTGTGTCGGGTGAAGACCATGTAACGGAATGCATCCACCGTGTGATCGTTGCCCTTCTCGATCTCGTCGAGGTCGTCGCCCTGGCGGTCTTCTTTGAATTTGTATCCCTGGAGCTGCGCCGTCAGCACCTCGCAGGTTCGGTGCACGCGCACCATCTCCTCGGCCTTGAAGAGCTTGGCGCAGTGGCGTATCCCTTCCCAGCGTTGCTTCTTCGCTGACTTCACTCGGGGCACGGGGATCCCGAGCTCTCGCGCCCAGGCTCGCAGCTTCCGCCGAGCTCCAGTGATTCGGTCGGGCTCGGCCGAGTCGCACCAGAAGGTATCGATGCCGAACTTCAGGTGCGCCGCCTTGAACTTCTCGACCCACCAATCCTCCAGCCGCTTCGCCTCGTGCACCTCGTGCAAGACGTCCCAGGCTCCGCTCATTGCGTAGCGGCCGACGACCAGGGCGCCGGGCTTGCCGTATCCCCAGTCCACTCCCGCGTCGATCAGCTCGCCCTCGTGCTTCCGCTGCAGCACTGTCTCCAGGTTGAAGACGTGCTGCCCCTTGGTGAAGTCGGGGAATACCTGCCCGTGGAATGCTTCCCAGCTCGCCTCCCACTCTCGACGGTAGAACGCATCGGGCAGCGTGCTCTTCGCGTCTTCGACCTCGCGCGTGGAAATCAGCGGGTTCTCGGAGCTGTGCCAGGTGAAGCCGACCCAGTCGCCCTTCGTGTCGTATAGGTCGTCGTCGGCCTGGGTGCGCCGCCAAATATCCTCGAAGCCCCAGTTAGGTCCGCGAGGCGTGCCCGTGAAGACTGCCCAGCCGCTCGTCGTCGCCAGCCGAGCTCGAAGAGAGACGTGCCAGGTGCCGCTCTTCATCATGGTGAACTCGTCGAGCCATGCGCCGCTCACGGTCTCGGCCACCAGGTTCGTCGCCTTGTTCGCGCTGTGGAATTCGACGCGGGCGCCGTTCTTCAGAATCCAGGTCTTCTCGAAGTCGGCGCCAGCTCCTTCGGGATTCGGTAGCCAGCC